CCTCTTCCTGAGTCACCAGGATTTCCATTATTGGCTCCTAAAGTTTGGCCGTCTAAGTTGGCGGCTGAAAGGCTAGTCAGTCGATTAGATCGCCCACCCTGGTCCACATCAAGCCCTGCAATCACCCGACCCCGAATATCGGGGGCATTAAAGGTAGTAGTGGCTCCTGATTGATCGGTGGTCCCTGGATTGTAGGCTGTTCCCCCATAGGTATTACTAATCACTGCATGAAGGTCGCGATAGTCGAAAGTGTTTAAAGACCTACCATCGCAGATTAAATAATCAGGGATAGGTGAAGTCGCACCTGGAGCATTAGCACCGGCGTAAGGTAGTATCGTTCCTGTAGGCATAAGTACACTAATCGCAGTGGCATCAAGCTTGTCGGATGTGATGGCGCCATCTTTGATGTGGTCAGTGTCCACTGCTCGGTTGTTATCTGTAGTCGCATCTGATTTTAATTCGACTGCACCAATGCCATTTTCCGGAACTTTTAAATACCCGCCCGTAGCGTCTACCTGTATGGTGGTGTCATCCGCTGTATTGTTTGACCCTGTGATAAACTGAGCCTGGTTCGCGATATTCATTAGCTTGCTCGCGGTTACTTGATTGCCTGATGCGAAGGTTTGCCCTGAAGTTAATATAGCCATGATTATATTTTCCTATGAAATAGATGTGGTGGATCGGTCTGAAATTCTAGCATCTACCCTGACCGCACGAAGGTTTGGCCTTCCTGTTGTCGGTTTAAAATCTGCCTGAACTCCAAACCCTTTTTTATTAATTCGAAGGCGAAGAGATGCATCCTCGCCACTTAGTAAATTATTACCGAGTACAGATGATATGGAAGTTGATGTGGTTACACTGTCCGGGTCTTCTGTTATAAATTCAATACTCCCATCACTAGATATATCTTTGTGGCTTTTGAGATGGAATTCACCCCGACTAAATGTTTTACGATCTAATTGGTCCGCATCGTATTGGCGAGTAATCACCTGACTGATCACATCCAGACTTTCATTATCTGAAGATCCTGCGGTTAAGCTTACAACATCGCCACCATCTCGAGCGTCTACTTTATGGAGGCCACCTTCTTCGGTGGTGAGGTAAAGAGCATTTTGGGCACCTTCTCGACCCACCAATAACTCACGGATCGCGAAGTCCTCTGAGTCTACCGAGTCAATGCTTTCGAAACCTTGGTTTATGAAATTATACACGATTAATGTATTAAGCTTTGTGGCGTTTCCTGCACCAGGTGCAGAGTCCAATGGTACTGCGAGCCAATATCTGTTATTAAAATACACTCCGCATGAAAGTTGGGCGTAGTCCTGATTTATGCGATCTATGTAGGGCTGTATAGTTTCGGATATGGGTATGCCTGTTCCTCGTAAGTTATACTCATCTAAAAATTCCACAGAATAAATTCCCTGGTCGGATAGGAATAAAATCTTATTCGCCACCTGGACGATTGATTTGCGGGCCGATGCACCAATTTCTGAGGTGACCACATTGGTTTTTACATCTGTAAGAGATCCACTGACACCTGTCAAAAGGTGGATGGATTTTCGGTTAAATGCAACAATGCTGTCTTGGGTAAATGGCTGGAGGCCGACCAGGTAATCGCTTTTACCGGAGGATACCCTGAATTGGTTGCCTATTCGATCAAATGTGTTTTCGTCTAAGATATCTGAAGCCGCAATTTCATCGCGTACATTCCTATCCTGTGGGGCTGTTGCACTGGTGTACCAGTAAGGAACCCACAGCCTACGCTGGTGAAACTCGCCCCAGGGGGCGGCTGGCATATGAATAAACCCTTTGCCGATTGCCAGTTGGCGGGATGCGGTTAGAGAGGCACCCGAGGTTTCATCTTCTACACCTAAATTAAATGTAAATTGATCAGCGGTTGGGGTACTAGTGACAATCGCCTTCTGGTTCACGAATGAATCAAAAGGTGAAGCTCCTGCTCTAATGGTTATCTCATTACCGACTTCAAGCCCATGATTTACCACATCCATAGTAACCACTCCATTGGAAGAGGTTGTATTGGTATCGGTTAAATAGACCGGTGCAGTATAATTTCCATTGGTGACTCTTGTAAAATCATCAAAATATTCCGCCTGCGCACCCGATACATTAAAGGCCGTAATAGTCTGAGATGTTGCCATTTCCACAGTAAAACTTGTAGTGGTGGGAGTGGACTTAATTTCGTAGCAATTATTAGGATTATTAATCCATCCACCCAATCCAGTAAGGGTAACAAAATCCCCAGCACTTTTATTGTGGGCTGCTGTTGTGTTAACCGTAATAACCTGACCCGATTGGCTGGCACTAGATATAGCGATATAATTTATCGCTGGGGCGGCAAACAATGTTGTTTTCTTGGTTCGGAAAATAAACATTTTATCGAAACCCTGAGACATATCTACCGGTCCATCTACAGTTTCACCACCACCCTCGTAACGACATTTAAAAAGAGCAGAGTCTGATAATCTTACGATGACTGCCACATTATTAGTGGCGGAAAATATGTAATCCTCAGAGTTGGATGAAGCATCAGAATAAACAGCCGAACCATAAACCGCATTTACACCACTATCATTAAGAATAAAATCTAGAGTCGTGCCGATAGCATCATCCGCAGAGCATACTGAAGTATTAGGCTGAGACTCATCCTGTAGAGTAAATGCCTGAACATCAGATCCTGCATTAGCGAAAGTTAAAGTTTTAGTCGTAAAATTAACTGTGCTTAAAGTATGAGTTCCATCTACGGAAGGATCTACATCATCGATGGTAATATTATCGCCAGGTATAAAACTTAAACTGGGAGTGTCATTGAGAACAATAGTAGTGATTCCCTGTGATCGCGATGCTGACAAAATAATATATGGCACTCTAATACTGGCCTCACCGGTAGTGATTGATCCGAACAGAGTGGATAGACCTTTCCGAGGTTGCCAGGTGCCATCTTCATTCATCCGGCCATTTTTGGACAGAGCGACCTCCCCGGGCTTCAACTGGTTTGGCCTCAGACGCGCATTCATCCGCAGAAAGAAAGTATCCCCTTCTGTCACGAATGGATCGTCTAGTTGTCCGTATGATCGGTAGCGACTCACTTCTTATTCTTAATTTCCTGGTAAACTTTGATCGTCATGTAGACGATGGTTATGGCACCGGCGATGCACCCGAATAAAGAGTCCAGGGTGGCAAAGCCAAAAGTGGCTAATGTGCCTCCCATTCCCGTCATGGATACGCGGTCGATCATACTCATTTATCGTCTGTGAGGCGATGGCCCGAAATAAAAACCGAGGATTCCCATAAGGGCCGTTTGCCCCATGTATGCAAGGTGTCCGCTACTGAGCGTGATGGGGTCTTGGCTTGCTGGCCAGGAGACGATACCGAACAGCAGTTCTGTCCTGCCTTCTCCATGTGCGTTGGTGATGGATAAGAACTCTGCTTGTGGGAATAAGGTACAGAGCAGGATGCAGAGACAGAGAGTACCAATGCCAATAAAAGCAATAATTCGACGAGAAAAATCCCGGAACTCGTTATTACCTCCTTTAGATAACTCAGCTTGGAGCTTAAGAAAGTTTTCATTTGCTCTGCTTTCGCGGGCAATTTCAAGCTCGTGCTTTTGACGGCGAGCCTCAAATAGCATTCCAAAGCCACCTTTGAGCATTGCACCCATAGCCGTAGAGCCGCCCCCCGTAAGTAACATAAGAAGTATTTCGCCCATTTCACCAATCGATCCTGAACCTCAAGCGGTCCACTTCTTTCTCCAGGTATTTTAATCGCTCAAACTGCTGATAGTCCGAGGTGATTGGAGCGTCTTGCATCTCAACTAAGTGATCGAGATCATCCTTTGCTTGTTCCGCAAACTTCTCTAGGTGCATCATGCGAGCAGATAGATCGCCAAGAAGGGTGGACTCGTGCGATACCCTACTAACTTGGAGTTCCATAGCCGCCATGCGGTTAGTAAGCTCAGACCAGCACCACACCGCAGTAGCCACACCAACAATAATCTTGATGGCAAACTGTACATTTACACGGGCAGATGAGGATTCCGATAAGCCCTCTGACTGCTTCGGAGCCATTACGCAAGCGTGACACTTACAACTGTTGCGTCCGATGCACCCGCATCGCTTAGGGCGATGTATAGCTTATTATCAGTAGTATCGAAGAACAGTTCTCCTTTTGTAGCTTCCTTTTTAAACTTTACCGCGTTTTGATCCGCACCATGTTTGATCGCAATGGTAAAGTCCTTCTTATGCAATTTATTGTAAGCCATGACTGATTAGCTTGTGGTTGCGGCCCCGATACAAGGAGAGGATGGGCGGAGGCGAAAGTCGCCGTTTGCAGAGTC